AAGCCATGTGCAACGAAATCGGTTGCGACTTCATGGTAATCAATGGTTCTGATGAATCTGGTATTGATACATTCAGAACTAAAATCAAAAACTATGCATCGTCTATGTCACTATCTGGTGGTCGCAAGGTCATCATTATTGACGAAGCAGATTATCTAAATCCAAATTCAACTCAACCTGCACTTCGTAATGCGATAGAAGAATTCGCACCGAACTGTTCATTCATTTTTACTTGTAATTACAAGAATCGAATTATCGACCCGTTACATTCTCGGTGTGCAGTAATTGATTTCGGTTTGAAGAATGGTGAGAAGGCCAAGATGGCATCTTCATTTTTTAAACGAATTCAGTCAATTTTGCAAAGTGAAAAAATCGATGCAGATGACAAAGTTTTGGCAGAACTTGTTAAGAAACATTTTCCCGACTTTCGCCGTGTGTTGAATGAACTTCAGCGTTATTCACAGTTTGGTAAAATTGATACAGGTATTCTTGCACAAATTGGTGATGTATCAATTACAGAAATTGTAAAGTATGTGCAACAAAAAGATTTTGGTGCGATTCGTAAATGGGTCGCAACAAATGAGATAGATAGTAATACATTGTTTCGTAAGTTGTATGATGCAATGTATGATGTTTTAAAACCCACATCAATTCCTCAAGCAGTATTGGTTCTTGCTGACTATCAGTATAAGGCTGCGTTTGTTGCAGACCAAGAAATTAATACTGTCGCATGTTTAACAGAGTTGATGGTGAATTGTGAGTTTGTATGAATGACATATTTAATGGTATCTTTGAATGGATAAAAGATGATTGGCGGTCTAATCGTTGGCGTTTTATTGTTGAACTTGTTGCTTGGGGTATTAGCATTGGCTGTAGTATTACGATGGCTCTTACGGTGCCGAACCCTCCGTTACTTGTTCTTTATCCTATTTGGATTATTGGCTGCGCTTTGTATGCTTGGGCTGCTTATACTCGGAAATCATTTGGCCTACTTGCTAATTATCTTTTACTCACTACCATCGATACCATCGGCTTAATTAGGATGCTGACATGAGTAACCCCTTTGATTATGTTAATGCGATATTACAAAACAAGAAACAACTGATTGTTGATGAGATTACCGAAAAAGACTATGCACCTTTTCTGGTAAATCGTAGTTTATCCTATCATAAAGACTGCATTTTGTATGCAAATGAGATGAACCGCAGGCATTTTATAGACAAAAAGTTGCAAAATGACTTTTTACTAAATACCGTGAGGTCACAAAAACGACCTTTTGCGAAGTGGATAAAGTCTGAGAAAAGTGACGATTTGGAATGTATAAAGACTATCTTTGGTTTCTCCGATACAAAAGCCCGTGAGGCTCTCCGCTTACTTAGCAAAGAACAAATCCAACAACTAAAAGAACAAACCCAAACGGGTGGATTGACTAAGAGGTAATGATGGTAGACTTGTCTAAATTTATAGAAGTCACCTTAACGGAACAGGACGATTTTCTGAAGGTAAGAGAAACACTTACCCGAATTGGCGTATCTTCTCGTAAGGAAAAAGTGTTGTACCAATCTTGCCACATTCTGCACAAGCAAGGCCGTTATTATATTGTGCATTTCAAAGAATTATTTGCATTGGATGGAAAGCCATCTAACTTAACAGAAAACGATATTCAAAGACGAAACGCAATTGCAAAACTCTTGGAAGAATGGGGTCTCGTAAAGATTCTTAATCCTATTTTAATGAAAGATAACATTGCACCTTTACATCAAATTAAGATTATTTCTTTCAAAGAAAAAGATGAATGGCAACTAATCACAAAATACAATATAGGTAAAAAAACATTAGATTATTAATTTGAATATAAATATGGAAGGCGATGCCAAATGGGTCGCCGCTTTTGATAACTCGCTTAAAAGGAGAAAAAACTATGACACTAGGACGAATTTCTTTTGGTCCACTTTCCCAATCTACATTGGGTTTTGATAAGTTTTTCGATGATGTTGAAAAACTATTGAGCATGGATGTTCAGAAAACACTTTCAAACTTTCCACCACACAACATTCTTAAACTAGACGAATCTCGTTATGTTGTAGAATTGGCCGTTGCAGGCTTTTCTAAAGACGAAATTCAAATTTCAGTTGAAGATGGTACATTAACCGTGAAAGGTGAGAAAGAAGAAAAAGAAAGCAATGTGCAATATCTACACAAAGGTATTGGTACAAGGTCTTTCACAAAATCACTCACTATCGCAGATACAATTGAAGTGAAGGGTGCTGAGTTCAAAGATGGTATTCTCAGAATTGGTTTGGAGAATATTATTCCTGAACATAAGAAACCTCGCAAGATTGCAATTGGTGAAAATTTGAAAGAATTTAAACCACAACTTCTACAAGAAGAAAAAGCGGCTGCGTAACAGAGTGGGGCATTTCGCCCCACTTTTTTAAATTATGGAGATATTATGAGGCGTGATAAAAATTTCAAACTAAGCAAACAAACAAAGCGGTACATGGCAACTATGGTTGACCCAATTAAAAGGTCACAGTATAAAAATGCCATGATTGAAGCTGAACTTACCGCACTTCAACCACCACCAAAATACGAAAAAAAGAAAAAGCATGAAGCGCAAGCTGATTGACGCATACATGAAAACTGCGGAGACATTCGCAGAACTTTCAAGTGCGGTTAGACTTCATGTTGGTGCTATTGTAGTAAAAGATGATAGAATTATTTCTATTGGTTATAATGGTATGCCATCAGGTTGGGATAATGTTTGTGAACATGTAATACAATACTCTGATGACACAACCGAATTGAAAACAAAACCTGAGGTGTTACATGCTGAAACAAATGCAATCGCTAAGTTGGCAAGGTCTACTGAATCTGGCCTCGGTGCTACTCTTTTTGTCACTCATGCTCCTTGTTTGGACTGTGCAAAATTGGTTTATCAGTCCGGTATTGATTCTGTTTATTATCGCAACAGTTACCGTGACGAAAATGGCATACAATTTTTGGAAAAAGCAGGAGTGAAAGTTGAAAAAGTCTAAAACATTTACCTCAAAAGTGCTTGAAATATGCGATAATGGTGATGCAATTATCGAATTGCCACCTGAATTGTTAGAAGAAATGGGTTGGAAAGAAGGCGATACATTAGATATCTCCGATAAAGATGGTAAAATTATTATTAAAAAAATCGATGAGGAAGATAGGAAAATATCATTAGACAAACCATCGTAATTAAGATATACTATGAATAAGTATTAATTGATAATACTTTTCTATGGAGATTGAAATGAGTGTCACAATTAAAAACCTTGAAAGTGCATTGGCAGGCGAAAGTCAAGCACATATCAAATATCGTTATTTCGCCAAGATTGCTCGTGAAGAAGGTTTTGAAGATGTTGCAAAACACTTTGAACACACGGCAGACCAAGAGTTACTTCATGCATGGGGTCACCTTGAATTATTGATTGGCAAACCAAATACGAAAGAGTGTTTGGAAAAAGCAATCGAAGGTGAAACATATGAATTCACCACAATGTATCCTGAATTCTTGGCTTCTGCTGTTTCTGAACAAGAAAAAACTGAATTCAATGAACAAATTGCAGAGAGCAAAGAACATGCTGAAGAATTTAAATCGATTTTAATGAAGGCAGAAAAACGATTTGCGGCTCTTGCTAAAGTTGAAAAGCGCCATGCAAGTGCTTATCAAACAATGTTACAAGAGGTGCAATAATGGAACACATATGCATAGTTTGTGGTCATATCCACGATGAAGAAACAGAAGGTAAATGGGAAAACTTACCCGATGATTTTGTTTGCCCTGAGTGTGGTGTTGGTAAAGAAGATTATGAATTAGTTGAGTTTTAACTATAACAAATTCATGCTTTTCTGTATTGAAATTTATTGTAGTTTAGTATAATATAGAGGTGTGGAAATAATTCCACTCTTTTATAAAGGAGATTATTATGTGGACAAAACCAACTGCAACTGAAATGCGTTATGGATTCGAAGTCACAATGTATGTG